ATGCCCTAGTTGGGGTTCCCCACCAAGCATGTCATAAGCTTCCTCAATGATTTCATCTACAGGAGGAAAGAAAGCTGTAGTTCCTGAAGTCGTAGGCATTAGTTGCTCCTAACAATAATAAGGGATTGGCCCTTTGGGACGCCCCACCTCTGCCGTCTTTTTACCATAGACACCGCCGCCTGGAACATTTACAGGCCCTGTGTTACTAGGTTTCGCTCCAGGCTTTTCAGTCATTTTCCCTGGTTTAGTTTTATATCCTTTTTTCATCATCGACTCCTCATCGCTTTGCCCCAACCACCAGAGGCTTGTCCAACTCCTCGTGGTTTTACCATTCCGCCTTTACTCTTCCTAACTACTTCTTGTTTGGCTACTTCTTTAGCCATTCGAGAGCCTACTTTACCTTCATCATCTCTAAACAAATCCTGTATGTCTTGAACTGCCTCCAGTAGGGCAGCACGGGGAGAATTTTTACCTAGAGGACTTCTTTTTTTAGTTTGTTCGCTGGATTGTGCTGCAGGTAAAGTTTGCTCAAAACCGTCCCTCAAAGATTTACTGGAATAATAAGGTTTACCAGGAGAAACTTTTATTTTTTTCTTAGGCTTTTTAGCTGCCTTCTGTTTTCTATGATCAGCCAGCAAACTTTGGTGATCTGCCCCATAGTATTTATTTGAATCTTTAGCCATTGACTTGTCCAACTCCTCGTGGTTTTACAATTCCACCTTTATTCTTCCTATTCGAACGGAATCTTTTTGGATTGTTTTAATGCAATTGACATCCTCTTCATAGCGTCCTTCATTTCTTTTACAGCTGTTTTAGCTTCTGCTACGCTAACACTTCCAGGCTTCCTTTTATGTTTAGCTTTTTCCCTAGCAACTCGTTGAACAGCCTTTGAAGACGCAGCTTTAGCTGTCTTAAAAACTTGTTTACGCCTACCTGTTTCTAAAGCCTGTGCGCCACTCTTAGTAGCCATTCCTTGGTTCTTTCTAGCCATTTACTTTACTCCTTAAGATTTAAGATTTATTTTGGTTCCATAAGTCAAATATAGATTTAAACTTGTCACTTGAGTTCTCTTTTAGACTATCTAATTCTGCACGAAGTTTAACAACCTGAGAGTAAGTATCTCTTTTCATCATATCCTCGACATCTTTTTGCAATTCAGATACGGCGCTCTTGAGTTTAACGAACATCACAACAACAGCCAAGATGCCCAATATTTGAGGCCAATACGTTACAATTTGATCCGACATGCTTACCTCCCGTGGCCAGCATCCTCCCATAAGTCTTTAAGCATATTGTAATTTTCTTCGACTAACTCTAGGCGATACTCAACTAAATCATAACTTTTATCTAAAGCATAAACTGTGGATACAATCCACCCACTAAATCCTACAAAAAGGGCAATCATGAGGGCTTGAAAGATTTTCATGTGACTGCCATTTTACAACTTTAATATCTTGCCATTTGATTTATTGAACGGATACAACTTTTTACTTTTACAAGCACAAGTACATTCTTCCCCGCAATCCACGCAAGGGCAGTCTTTACAAGTGCAATCAGTACAAGCGCATTTAGTCATAAAACACAGTAGCGAAACCACCTGAAGTAGGAGTAATCAGGTGTAATCCTCCACTACTGGGCGCTTCGATTCCCATGTCATGAATGAAATGATCAACTGTATCGCCAGCTTTTACCATCACTTGAACCAAGGTAGTTCCAGCAGCCGAATCATCTTTAAATGTATAAAGACCATCGGCAGCCCCATTGTTGTACAAAACAAAGCTTTTCAACCTTGACCGTCTAGCTACGATGGTAACATTGGCAGAAGCGGCAGTTGACACATAAGTAGAAAAAACTCGTGTAGTCACTCTTCTATCTCCTTAATAAGAAATACTCAGGAAAGTATATCAATAAAAGAGAGGACATGGAAATACCATGCCCCCTCCGTTATCGATTATTTTGTTAGTCCTAGCTTGAACCAGCAGAGCCGTAAATGCCCCGCCAATCTGACCAACCAAAACTATACCGTTCACGAGCTTTGAACCGCAGGTTACCTGTATCGAAATCAGGCTCCATCTTGGTTCCCAGAGGAGAACGGACAAACATCTTGGTGCCATTAGGAACATCGGTCAAGATGAAGTAAGCATTAGCATCGGTAAACCGACGATTTACATAATACCCCTTCGGTACTAGACCCATGTTATTCAAAGCATTGATGTCATTGTTGTCTCCACCAGTTTGACCTGGAGAATTTAGAATCCTCTCAGCAGTGAACTGGTTAGTTGGATCAATGTGCAAGGAAACTGCCCCAGCACCAATCAGAATACCGCGATCATCTTTGGCCCGTTGGACCTGAATGAGAGCAGTCTCAAGATTGGTTTCCGACAAGTCAGCAGCCGCCAGGAGATTATCCTGATTGCCGTCTGAAATAGTTGGATGGGAATCCGAACACATCGCTGCACCATCACCACCAAGATATGCGGTGTTGAAAGCATTGTTGAAAATGTTAGCGCCCTTGGTCTGTTTCGTATTCGCCATAGCACGAGCCAAGGCACGAGTACGAATCTTCGCAAAGGTGTCATACAAGTTATCTTCAAATGCTTCTTCTGTGATAGCATAAGCCAGAGCAACCGTTTCGTGTGTATAACGAGCAGTGTAGTTCTCCTTAGCTGTGTCATACTGAACTGCTGCACCTTCACTTTTGGTGGGAGCAGTAGCAAAACCAGCCATGAGAACTTCTTCCTCAAAAGCACGATCCGAATTTTCGGTTTCAAACAAGATGTCAGTTTCATTATCCACTGAACCATACTCAAGACCGAAGATTGCATTCAGGCCAGGAAGTAGTTGTTTCGCAATATCTGCGCGATTAATAGCCATGTTTGATCCTCCCTATGCCACACATACGATAGCACGATTGTCGATATGCTGAACAATGCGTACTTCCAACTGCGGAAATGCCCGATCTGCATCAGACTCATTGTCTGGAGCAGCCCAGTATCGAATGGGACGCAACTGAGCAGTGGCCGAAGTAGCCGTAGACGACTTCAGACCTTGACCACTAATACCTGTATTAGTAGAGCCAGTTCCCAGCGTTACTGAGTAGTTGAAAGAATTCATTGCCATAGCAGTAACCGAAGCATCTGCTTGTATGATGAATGTTGAACGAGAGTCATCGTCTACGAATGCGTAAACATTCCCGTCACTTGAGCTAACACCACTTGGGTAATACTTAGACCAAGTTGGCTGCTTAGATGTTGGGTCAACGTAACGACAACCCATAAAAACACCTACCGCATAGTCAGTTGTTGCTGCTACAGGGCAGATGGTGCCAGCCGTAACCTTTACGAGATCGCCTTGAAAGATAGCGCCAGAACGAGCATTAGCGATGGGATATTCATTAAATCCCGTCGAATTAGCACCAGCACCACGAACTCGTGAAGGATGAAAGCCAGATAGCTTCTTTGAGCTAGACATTGGTCACCTCCTTTTAGTTGTTATAGAAGACTACGAATCGAATTGTGGTCTTCCTGTGGTTATCCTAGAGCGTGACTGATTTGAAATAGGCAAACGAGAATCACTGCTAGCCATCAACTGTAGATTAACTGCGTCCTCTTGTTCCTGCGCTTTCCGTTCAAAGTACTCTGTTCTTGCGTTTACTTTTTCCGCTGAACATTGCATTAAAACCAAATCACCTCTTATAATACAATCAGAAAAACGATCATCTGGTAGTGCTGTTACTGCAGCCGTTGCAAGTTCCTGGCACTCATCAGTTTTCACTGTAGTCCATCCGAATTCCTCTTTCTTGCGTAGGTTCATCCAATCAGTTTGTCCTTTGATCATATGACGAACCCACATAAGTGCCTTACCATCATCAAGAAACCTGTCCTTGACTTCAGTGGGAATCTTAAGAGGATTATAATCTTCCTCGTACATCGGTCGTTCCTGCTCTTGCCGTGTTCTTCCTGTCATCGTTTCCTCCACGCTATCCAATTACCGTATATTCATCGCCTTGGGCCATTTTGGCTTTTTCGGCGGCGTATTTATCAAGTGGAATACCCAGCTTTTTGGCCGTCGCTGCCTCAGTTTGAGTTAGCTTAACCTTCTGGCCAGTAGCAGGTGTGCGTGATTGTCCTGCCACCACTTGAGCGGCCTTTGACGGAGCCGAACCGAATTTGTGAGGAAATTCTTTGCGTATACGCTTATTAACTTCCTCGTAATACTTATCTGGGGCTGCTACAGGGTCTATACCCTCATCGCGTATTTCGCCGTCGATGGCATACGCAGCCGCTGTCATAATTTTATCTTGTCCAAACCAGTTATTATCTTCGGCCCATTCTTCAGCCCTTGGGTCTGGTTTTTGTTGCGGTCTTTGTACAGGCTGCTCTTTTGGTATTTGAGCCTGCTGCTCTATATATGCTTTACGAACCTTGAGTAGTTTCAAATCTGTTGAAGCATCATTCATTGCTTCTTGTGCATCAATAATAGCGGACTTGTTACCCGCATCGAAAGCATCTTCAAAATTTTTCTTTGCGAGAACTACTTTATCTCCTAAGAGTTGTTCATCAGAATTTAGGTTGGCGTTCTCAGCAGCTTGGCCTTGTTGAACCAGGGTGCCGACTTGCCTACGCAAAGTTTCAACCTCAGAAGCCAAATTATTAGTTGTCTCCCTGGCTTCATTACGCTGCCTAACTAACTGCTTAATACGTTTTTGAGCACCAGAAGCTTCCTTATTTGGAGCCTCTTCCTGCTCAATTTCAAAATTTTCTTCAGTAGCTTCTGACACTACCTCTACTTCTTCAGTCATCTATATCTCCGTTGGTTGCGATTCCATACGATTACGCTAAGTTAAATCTACATTAGCCGCCGCGCTTATCCAAACTATTTATGTTTTAGTCCCCAGCTATTTCCAAGGTTCACCTGAAGGTTGTCCTGAATACTAACATATTGTCCTGAGCCCTTGTTTGACTCGAAGTTTGCACAAACTAGTATTACAGCTTCTCTATCCATACTATCTAAAAACTTTAAAGTTTTAGGACAACATATAAATATGTAGCCTATACTACCGCCACCCTTTTTTATACGTTTTATAATATAGCGTTTAATTTCTTTTATAGATGGATTAGGCCAAGGCGTTGCCAATTCTTCTTCTACTTCTAGTAGGGCTTTATATACACAGGCAGTTTTAGAAGGGTCTAAATCTTTTAAAAACCTATTTCTTGAGCTAAGTGCTGTCCCCTCGTACCTAATAGTAGGAGCTATTATAGCCTTGATGTCTGGTTTTATATCCTTTAGGATAGCCTTAACTATGAAGCTTTGACAAAAATCCTTTTCTCCTAACATAACTACATCTGGAGAAACGACCTTAATACCCTGAATCATTTCAGCTAAGATAGGTAAATTTAAAATATTTTTTTTAACGAATTGTTTAATATTTGTATTTGAAGTATCCACATACCTACAAGCTGGTGTGCCTTTGAGTAACTCTACTAAGTCTTGTCTATGATTCCATACTCCTATAGGAGGGCTAAATACTGCATCTACATTATGTAACTCACATTTTCTAACATCTAAAGGAAATGCTTGTTTCATATATTTATGTAAAAATCTTTCATACCTTTTATAAGGTAATCTAGATTCTGTTAAAGAATGTCCTAGGGTCACTACTACTTTATCACAATTATTTTTAGCAACCTTTACTAATGATAAATGACCCTGGTGTATATCTGAGTCAGTATCTATAGATGCCAGGGTCTCCCCCCTAGTTTTTAATTCACTAGAGTAATCCCGCATCTCTTCAATTGATTTTATAATTTTCATCTAGGTTGTATAATAATGTTATCTGAAATATAAACGCCCTCTCCAAAGTTTACTGCTACTACGATAGCTGCTTCTTTATCAATTATTTTTAGGGGCTCTCCTGTCTTTGCATCACATACATCTACGAACCACACATAACCAGTATCTTTTTTTACATAAGCTCGTCTAGCAGATGAGACTAGGCCACATCCTTTTATAAAATATTTTTTAATTTCTTCTACTGATGGATAAGAAGTCCATTCAGATATTTCCTTTAAGGTCTTATAAATAAGAAGTGATCTTTGTCGTTCTTCATCTGTTAGTTCTGCATTACGAGAACTATATGGAAGACCATCACTTTCTCTTAACAAAGGTACACCTACCGAATTTATAGGTAGATTTAAATCTTTAATTATATTTTCAAATACTATCTTCTGATAAAAATCTTTTTCTCCAGCCACATCGAATGTTGGTTGTAATTCTTTCATTAAGTGTGTCCATTCTTGTATAGTTTTTTTATGACACCTTAATGAACTGTTTATAATCTTTCTTATAAAGGGTGAAACAAAATCAAAAGATTCCCGCATATCCCATGTCGTATCAGGAATATGAGAAATAAAGTTAACTCCTCTATCCTCACAAAATTTAATATCAGATAAAAATGTAGTCGCCTTATATTTGTTTAAAAACTCTTCGTACTTTTCTTTAGAAAAATCTTGATACTGCGGCATATGGTCAATGGTCACAATAGTATTATCTGCAAGGTCATTAGCAACTTTTATTAAAGAACCATGCGCCTCGTGAAAATCACCATAGGTATCTATGGAGGCTAAAGTTTTTCCTTCATCCTTTAATTGTTTAGAACACTCCTTTAATTCTTCAAGAGACTCTATAATTTTCATTTTGGTAATACCCTAATATTATCTTCAATATAAATTCCCTCGAACCTTACAGCAATAACAATAACTACTTCTCTATCAATCATATCCACAGTTTCTCCAGTTTTAAAATCATATACGTTTAAAGAATAAAGTCTAGACCTAGCATTTTTTACAACCTGGTTAAGATATTTTTTAATTTCTTTAACAGAAGTATAGGATTCCCACTCTATGTTTTGTAATCTTTCGCAAATATAAGAAGCCCTTTTACGTTGACCTCTTGTTAAATTTTTATTACTAGAACTAAGTGGTATACCCAGGCTATCTCTTATTATAGGTGCTATAAGAGGCTTAACTGAAAAATTTAAAGCGTTAATAATACCTATCATAGACATGGTTTGGTGAATATCTTTTTGTCCTAATAGTGTCATATCTGGTTTTAAAATATTATAGTCTTTAATAAAAGACATTATGTGTTCCTGGTGCCAAAGAGATTTTTTAAGAAAATTATTAGATACACCTAGTTTAGTTACCCGCTCACCATACATATCCCACATTGTTGGAGCAAAAAAGATATCTACTTTATTTCTTAAACATAGTTTAATATCTTTCTTTAA